TGCCCTGTGACATGTCGGTGATGTCGAGGCCGCTGTAGCCGCCACGCATCTCGTTTGTCGTCGGGAAACGCTTGAGGGATGTGAGTAGTCCTGCTACCCAGCGGTGGACTTGGGCCGTGGTGATCCACGTATCAAGCTGCTCGCCAGAGTTGAGGTTCACTTCCTGGTCGGCTTCGATGAACATGTCCTCGGTGACTGGACCGGCAGACGTGGCTTCATACGATGCCCAGTCAGGCCAGTTCGCCGGGTCGATTCCCCAGAGGGCACCGGTTGCGCTGATCTGACCTTTGAGGCCAGTGAGTTCCTTCGGGACGCCAGCCGTGTCGGCTGCACCAGTCGAAGAACCTGCACGGGAAACGGTGTCACCCGAACCCCAGCTAGTCGAAGTCGTCAGTTCGATTGACTCGTTTGCACGGTCAACGGACTGGATCGTCTTGGTGGCGGTCGGGGCCGAAACGGCGTCGGGTGCAAAGTCGATGTCCATACCGGGAGCAAGCTGACGCATAACCAGCGGGCCTGCCCCAGTCAGATCGACTGTCGTGGCCGTCGTGCCTGCGGCAGCGGTTACGGCGATTGTGCCGGACCCGTCTCCGAAGGTTTGGCGGTTCACGTCGTTGCGGAGGTCACGAACAATGCCGGTCGTTTCCGACTGGATTGCACGAGTGAACGAACCACGATCGGAACCCATCGAACGGATCACTGGACCCGACATTTGGATGCGACCGTAGTTGTACTTCAACGGCACACGCTGCTCTGCGTACTGTTGGGCACCGGCTGTTGGCAGAGTTCCGCCTTCACCGCGGGCACCGACACCCTGATTTCGACCGACGTTGATGGAAAGAACCGCTGCACGGCCCTCAACATCTTCGTAGTTTGTTTCCATCTGCGAGAGAAGGAACACTTCGTTGTTCAGGACAGTTCGGATGCCGGGAAGATAAAAGTCCTTCAGGACGGCATCAGCATCAGACCTATTGAGGCCTGCGGGAGTAACCATGACATACCCCTTTCAAGGGTGGAGAGTTTCATTGGATTGTTCCGCTCGATTCAGTCGAGGTCGGTCCTATGACTGCACTCCTGGCGCTACGTCACGTATGTACGGCTCCTGGCCGGATGCTCACAGCATACGCACACCGGTTACGGCGCGTGTTAGATGGCTGCTTTGCGTGCCTCGTTGCGTGCTTCCATGAAACCTTTTGCCCCTTTGAAACCGTCCTCCAGTTTCGAGTAGTCGGCCTCAGCGGCGCTTGGTGCCGACCCGTCAACGGGTGCCGGTGTCGGCTGCCCTGCGGCGTCAGCAACGAAACCGTCGATAGCGCTCTGGGATGCGTCGGATGCACCAGTTTTGGAATGTTCGATAGCCCATTGCACGGTCCCGTCAGAGTCCGGGTGTTGGGTGGCGATAAACAACATTTGGCGGGCCTCGAACGAACCTTCGACGTATCCGGCTGCGGCAAGTTCGCGGTGGACATCGGAGATCGCAGCCTGCTGTTTCGCTGCGGCGTCACGAGTGTCGAACACTTCGTTCATCATGTTCTTGACGGAATCGGGGGACATCTGTTCGGCTTGTTCGGCCACTTCTGTTGCCTCTGCTTTCGCTTGGGGTGTTGCGTTCGGGTCTTCAAGGATTGAGTTTGCGATACGAAGGAAGTCTTGTGCGACGGCCTCCTGGTTGCCTGCCTGGAACTGGGATGCGAACCCGATCCAAGTGTCGGTGTCTGCCTGATCTAAACCCTCGAACACGCCGTAACGGGATTCGAGCGCGGCGACACGTTCGCGGGCTTCTTTGGCTTCCAGCCGATACTTTCCTGCTTCGCGTCGGATGTCCTCGACGCCGCCTCTAGTGAAGGTTTGCTGTCCTTCGTCTAACGGTATGTCGATAGGAGACTGCTCCGGGACCGGGGTGTTGGCTATCGCCTGTTCTGCCGGTGTCGGGGGAGCAGCAGATTCTCCAATATCTGCTTTGTCTTGCATTGCTTATCCTTCCGGGGCGTCGCCCTGTGGTTCGGGGAGCGGTTGTGCCCCCATTGGTGACTGTGGTGGTGCGGTCGGCATACCGGGCTGCATTCCTTCACCCATCGGCATCCCTTCGCCTTCGGGTGCCACACCCTGGGGCATTGCGCCTTCGCCGCCCATCATGGCGAGTAGTTCTGGTGGCATGTCTGCGCCTGCACCCATCGGGCCTGTCCCCGCGGACGGGGCGAGAGCCGACAGGGTGGTGGCTTCTTGTAGTCCGGCTTCGTCGATTGGTGACGTTGCGTCGGTTGGGAGTGCAGCAGCGATTGGTGACACCGAGGCAGCCATTGCCTGTGCTGCCGCCTGGTCTGCGGCGTACATCATGTGGGCTGTCATGTGCATACGGATCAACTGTTGTTTCTCGACTGGTAGTTGTTCGTACCGTTGTGAGCGCACAAAGTTGCGGTGGTGGTGAATATGGTTTTGGTGGTCGTCGATTACGTCAACGGTGCGGGCCTGACCGGACGCCAAATGTGCGTTTTCGCGCATGGCTCTGGCAGTGTCCGGGTCGGTTGCGTTGAGCAAATCGTTTTGGTTTGGTAGGTCCGCGATCTTGGCTAGTTCGGTCGGTGACGTGATGATGCCCCGATCAAACAGTTGCATCGCCCATGCCGCCTGAGCAGACCGGCCCCGCATCGAGTGTGCTTCGGTTGGCACTCGTGCAGTGGTGTGGCCTTTCAATGTTTGCCCTGACCATTCGATGAGTTGCGGAATGTTGGAGTCCGGCATTTGCACGGTGGCTCGCCGGGTGTCTTGGACGTGTTGTGCGTACAGTTCCAGTACGAGCGAACCGACCCGACCCCACATTTCTGTCAGGTTTTTTCCGAACCGTCCTACCGGGGTGTCATCGTTCTCGGCAAGGATCGACAATGCGATTCCTGACTCGACACCGGTTGGCGCATTGCCTCGGGAGACGTCGTGCTGTCCGAGTACGTCGTCCATTGCGTCACCCAACATTCCGGGTTGTCTGATCCACCAGTCAGGCATCGCGGGTGGCGACTCGTACTGTGGTCGTGCCCCGTTGATAGGAACGTACTCGGTGGATTCTCCCGGCAGATCGGACAGGTCGGCAACATTGTCCACAGATCCTTCCGGTATCCATAGTCGGGCGTTGCCTGCCTGTTTCATGTGCTCAATAATGGATGACCATGAGGCGTTCATCGCAGTCTGGATTGGTACAGCATCGGTGACCGGAGTGTGCCCGTACCAGCGGCCGTGAATTGGTTGGACTATCGACGTGCAAAGGTTGAGTCGGTCACGGAACGGGAACGTCCACGGTGTCTGTTCAATGATTTCACCGTTGACGACTGTGGCGATCCGGCCCTGGCTTTGACCTTGTGGACGTTCGTAGTAGACGAGCACCATTGTCAGCGGGGTGTTCGCAGACCGTTCCCCCTCAGCAATTGTCCACACAGTGTCCACAGCACGAGCATCGGCTTTAGGCATCGTTTCCATGTTGTAATGCTGTTGAACTTCTGCCGGCGGGAGAGCCAAACCGCGAATCCACCAGGATGCTTTCTCGGCGTTGCGTGTTCCTGCTTCGACAGCCATTTCGTGAATCGACAGGGGCGTAAGCAGTACGTCACCGGTAGCCACAGTCCGGCCCTGTTGATCCACACCGATAGGTGTCCCGGTGCGTTGATCCCATTCGACTGACATCCCGCCGACGCCACCGATCCATGTTGTGAACGCATGGTCATATCGGTAGTCCTCCCATGACTGTTCGCGTGCCGTTTCCATGACGGCGGCTTCAGCAACCTTCGATGCTTGGATCGCGGCGTCGTCAGGTGAGTCCGGCATGACCTCGAACGAAAGATCGTTTTGGGTCATCTTTGCGATCAGTCTGTTCGAGTCCGGGCCGATACGTGCGATGGTTGCCCGTACCCGTTCAGGTTGGCGAGGCAGTTCTTCGAGCCGTCCGGTCGCCTGATTCCAATAGTTCCAATGCTTGTTCAGGATGAATCGTTGGTTGAGTGCCGCTGTGCGGCGTTCTTCCTGGGTGGCACGCTGGGAACGATCCCACGCTTCCTGCACTTTTTTGCCTGTCAGTTCGACTTGCGGCATGGCTTCGGGAGTGCCCCCGTTGTACATGTCGGAGCCGTTCGCGGCGTAGGTATCGGTCACTGGTTACTCCTTAGAGGCCGAGCGGTGTGTTCGGCACATGCTCTCGTTCAGGGGTGGGATCGGCTTTACCTTTTTGGTCTATGCGATCCAACGCAACGATGTCACCGACGTGGGATGCGATGGCACGGTCCACGAGGAACCGGCGTTCGTCACGCCACAGTTCCCGTTCTTTGGTTTGCTCGATGATAAGAAACCACATGGTTGCTACGAGTACGGCAACGACGGCGAGAGCCATGATGAGAAGTTCGATCATCCTGTCACTTCTTCTTTCTCGGTTTCAGCATCACGGGCAGCTACCCGCACCCGCGATTCCTGTTTACGCATCGCCCGTGCCGCCATGATGTCTGTCTTTGCTTTGCGTTCGGCTTCGACCGCGGCCTGTTCCGCTTCAATCTTTTCCATGTCACCGATCCGGATGCCGTCAAGCAAACCGAGAACGGTTCGGAGCCGTTCGTTTTCCAACCGGAGTTCTTCCAGTTCGGTGCGTTCAGCTACCACCCGGTCGAGGGACGCCTCGTTTTGGATTGGTAAACCCAACAGTTTTGCGGCTGCCGCAATAGTGTCTCCATGTACACATAGCACACCGGAGATCGGCAAGGTTTCAACGTCCACTTGGAAGTCGATGACCTTGCCTTCTTTGCGGTTGCGGGTAACAAAGTCGGCGTTGTTCGCGGCGTACGCCGGGAACGATGTACGCATCTTCATTCTGTGACCTTCTTCTTTCTGGATTTGCGTTTCGGTTTCGGTTTCGGGGCTTCGACATGCACATAGACGGTGCCGGTCACTGCCCGAAGCGGATCGAATTCGGTGCGGGTGACGGTGTACGCACCAGGGTCCGGTACTTCGATAGTCAGTTTGCTGTCACGACACGACTTGGTGATCGACATTGAAGCGTCGGCTCTCACATCGAAGATGACGCTCCCGGCGTGGGCCGGTCTGTCTTGGCTGATGTCGATGCCGAGCTTCGTTTCGGATGGGGTTGCAGTCCACATGTTGTTACCTCCAACAGATGAGGGTAGTCATCGTGTGCGGTGTCATCGGGGCCATGACCCGAGAACAGGATGGTTTCGTTCGGTGCGTTGACGTTGTTTGATTGTTTCCCACACTTTGTCTTGGTGTGACATCGACACCTTTTTTGATTCACGGCCACGCACTTGTCGGCCTGCTAGTTCGGCTGCGGCATAGGAAGTTACGTCCACCATGTCGTCGTGTGCGCCGGACGGGAACATGGTGAGTTCGTCCAGATAGTCGTCCAACCACACTGCTTGGCGAGGGAACCAGATACGTCCCTGCTCCATGAGGGCTACAGCAGTTTCGGCGCGGGCCACCTTGTTGCGGTCGGGTTTCAACCAGCGCATCACGATGCCTTCGCGTTGCACCTCGTCGAACAGCGACATGGTTGCCATAATCTTTTCTAGCCCGATCCACCGCGGGTGGTAGTCGTTCCAGGCTTCACGGATCAACGCCTGATGTTCGGCGTGGGTGACCCTATACCTATACATATGGAGTACAGCCATCGACGATGGGATGCCGGGGATGGCAGCGAAAATGCCGAGCGCGGTGTAATCGGATCGTTTCGCTTTCGAGTAGGCAGTGTCCATCGTCCCATAAATGGTGCATTCCGACAGCGGCACGATGCGGTCGTCCAACTCCAAATATTCTTCACCGTCGATACGACGTTTGACATAGTTTTTGGCCCATTCCCGTTTGAACATGCCGCCACCCAACATGACAGGGCGCTGCTGATAGAGGGCGGGCCACGCGAGCGGTGACTGTTTACGGATCTTGGCGAGTGCATCTTCGTCGTACCGTTGCGGACACAACGCTTCGCCGACCTTGCGGCCGAGCACGTCGTTTTCTTCGGCGAGTGCAGGCATACGCACCCGCACAATTCGCATACCTGATTCTTCCTGCGCTTCCAGAATACGACCCATCAGATCGTCGATGTGCCAGCGTGACATGATGAGAACAACTTTCGCCCCAGGTTCCCGCCTCGTCAAGAAGGTCGTGTCGAACCATTCCCATGCCGACTGCCGGTAGACCGGTGACTCAGCCTCTTTCTGGTTTTTTACTGGGTCGTCGATGATGCACAGATGTCCACCTTTGCCGGTGATGGGTCCGTCCACTCCGGCTGTACCCATGCCGCCTTGACCGTTGGTTAGTTCCCACCGGTTCGAGGCACGCGTATCCTTTTTGATTTCGACGCCGTACCGTCCGCCGTGTTCCTCTAATATGTCACGCACTTTGCGGCCCCATGTTGCAGCAAAGTCGGCTTCGTACGATGTGAGAATGATTCGTTTGTCAGGATATTTTGACAGGAACCAGGCCGGTAACCATTTGGAACACAACTCTGATTTGCCGTGTCGTACCGGCTGGTCGATGAGCAGAATGTCGCACGAATCGTTTTCGATCATGTCCACTACCGCTTCTGACGTGTAGTCGAGATGTCGGTACGGTTCCCACAGTCCATGCGAATGTCTGACCGCGAACTGTGCTGGTGAACGCAACGCGATGGCTTTGTCCAACGATTCTTCGTACCAGTCACGGTCGGCTTTGTCCCATGATGCGACCAGTTCAGGGTCGGTTTCCATCAACTGTTGCAGCAACGGTTTGGCTTTCGCTGGCATGGCAGGGATGCTACAATAAAAGGAACGGCCCGCCTGATGAGGACGGACCGTTCGACCAGCAAACGACTGTAAGGAGTCGCCGTGGTAAAAAGAAACACTATCTCTGAAACCCAGTTTGAGAAAGCCGTTGTCGATGTCGCCCACATGTTCGGCTGGAAGGTTGCGTCGTTCCGCAACTCGATGTCTGCTGCCGGGTCACATCTGACCGCCGTAAAATATGACGGCAAGGGTTACGTCGATCTGTCGATGTTTCATCCTTGCGGTGAGATCGTGTTGGCTGAGATCAAAGCCGAGAAGGGCCGACTGTCGCCAGCACAGAAACAGTGGGGTGAGACTCTCACCGAATGCTCGAACGTCAACGACATTTCTGGTCCCCCAATCAAAGACGATTTCTATTTAGGTATGCGCTATGTCGTGTGGCGTCCAAGCGACGGCGACGACATCATCTCATATTTGAGTTTCGGAAAGACCCGAACATGGACACCATAGATAAGGAACAAGCAAGGCCGCTGCTGCTCGACTTGTTTTGTGGTGCCGGCGGTGCTTCGATGGGTTATCACCGTGCCGGGTTCGACGTGA